ATCAAGGACATCAAACCATCCACGCTGTGATTGGGAGGGTGTCTGTAAAACAGAAGAAGTCATAATCTCTTTTACATTACTTTACATATTTATTGTAGGGGAAACTCAATAAAAAGGGAAGTGTATTTATACTTACTGCCTTCGGCAGGTGCCCTTGCGGGCACTATATTTTAGAGTATCTACCATCAATAGGTTTGTTAGGGTCAAGTCCCTTTTCCTCCCTATATTTTTTCCACCTTTCTTTTGTTGCTTCACTCCTTCTCTTTCTTTCTTCTTCACTAATATTTGGATTTTTAGAAGCATTCTTATTACCTTTACCTGCCTCACTTATTTTTTTCTTTGTATCCTCACTCAACTTCCTACCAACCATATTAGTATTTCCTTCCAAACCTTTTGATATTTTTGCCTTATGCTCTTCACTCAACTTCATACCAGTTCTAAACTGTCTCAACTTTTCTTTACTCTCTTCTGTATGCTTTGACTTACCTTTATGTGCCTCACTTATTTTCTGTTTAGTTTCTTCTGTATGAACTCTTCCAGTGGGGTCCATCAGCAACCTTACAATCTCTTCTTTACCAATAGTTCCTTCTAAACCTTTCCAAGCACAATAATCTTTGATATTACCATATTGCTCCCATAACTTTCTGTGTGCCTCTGCGTGTTCTTCCACAGTCAGTTCAATAAGATTTGATGGGTCATCAGTTCCACCCATATGTCTTGGAATAATATGATGTTTATGTTTCATTCTTACTGCTACTGTCTCTACTACATTATTATTTATAAAAAAAGAGACCTTCACAGGTCTCTCAAAAATCAATCTTTTGGTTCTTTCAGTTGTTTCATTTGTGATGATACATCTTTATCTTGTTGATTGCTTCTTCTTTGTTGTCCTCTTGTTTTTCCCGAAAAAGAACTTTTTTTAAACTTGTGTATCTCTTTTCCTGAAACTTTCTTATCTTTTTCAGTATCGTGTGCTGCTTTTAGTTTTCCATATCTTTCATACTCTTTTTCACCAGGACCACCTTTATGGAAGGAAGGTTTATCTGGATTTTCTACCCCAGTTTTTATTCTTCTTGCCCTGTTCTTTTCTCTTGGGGTCCATCCAGATTGAAGTGGTCTCTTGGGATTATCCCACTCTACCTTACCTTCAACTAACTCACACTCCAAAATAAAATCTCTAAAAGTTTTCATTTCTACTGATGCTTTTTATGTATTTATTTTTTTTACTCATTCATAAATCATTCCAACCGCCAGTAAGACAAAGCAGAGTATTGTGAATACCATAAGTCCTATGCCTGCCCAGATTATCCAGTTAGGCATAGGTTCGTTTTGGGTATTATGAGACATAAAAAAAGAGGGTTATTATACCCTCTATATTATATCAGTTATTCAGTTTTTATCAACCGATGGCAGGAGCAGTAAGAGCAACAGGGGTGCTTTCAGCAGCAGCAAGGTCCAAAGGAAAATTATGTGCGTTTCTTTCGTGCATCACTTCGAGTCCGAGTCCAGCACGGTTCAGAACATCAGCCCAGGTATTAACTACACGGTTCTGACTATCAACGATTGACTGGTTGAAATTAAAGCCATTCAAATTGAAGGCCATCGTAGAAACACCAAGAGCAGTGAACCAGATGCCTACAACAGGCCAGGTTGCTAAAAAGAAGTGGAGTGAACGGGAGTTATTGAAGGAAGCATATTGGAAAATAAGGCGACCGAAATAACCGTGAGCAGCAACGATGTTGTAGGTCTCTTCTTCTTGACCAAACTTATATCCATAGTTTTGACTTTCATTCTCAGTAGTCTCTCGTACAAGACTTGAGGTTACAAGTGAACCATGCATTGCACTAAAGAGAGAACCACCGAAGACACCAGCTACGCCCATCATATGAAAAGGGTGCATCAGGATGTTATGTTCTGCTTGGAAGACAAGCATATAGTTAAACGTACCAGAGATACCAAGAGGCATCGCATCAGAGAAAGAACCTTGACCGAAAGGATAGACCAGGAATACGGCAGAAGCAGCAGCAACAGGAGCACTGTAAGCAACGCAAATCCAAGGACGCATACCTAGACGGTAAGAGAGTTCCCATTCACGTCCCATATAAGCATAGATGCCGATAAGGAAGTGGAAGACAACGAGTTGGAAAGGTCCACCGTTGTAGAGCCACTCATCAAGAGAAGCAGCTTCCCAGATGGGATAGAAGTGAAGACCAATCGCATTAGAAGAAGGAACAACGGCACCAGAGATGATGTTGTTTCCATACATTAGAGAACCAGCAACTGGTTCACGAATCCCGTCGATGTCTACGGGAGGCGCTCCGATGAACGCAATAATGAAGCAAGTAGTCGCAGCAAGAAGGCAAGGAATCATAAGGACTCCAAACCAACCAACATACAGACGGTTGTTAGTGGAAGTAACCCACTCACAGAATTGGTTCCAGGTATTTGTGGAACGTTGTTGAGCAATTGTAGCAGTCATTTGTTTAAAAAGGGTAAGTATAAATTCAGGGGGAACTGAATAGTTACATTATTCTCCACGACACCCTCCATCGTGGATATGAGAGACGTATTTTACTTGCATAGTCTCGGTAAGGAGTTATCGTCCCTTGTCAGCAAGACAATCGTGTTAGGGTTTCCTAACCCGTTGATGTATTTATCATACTACAGTTTGCTTCTGGTGTCAAGCATAAAAAAAGTCCCCTTTCAGGGACCGTGAATTATTCTGCTACTTCAGTTTCTGAAAGTGGAATTTCTTCTGGTTCTGGTTCTGGGAGAGATACACCTGTTTGTGTAAGATACTCAATCGCACCTTGAACCTTCAGAAAAAGTTCTCTTTTTGCTGTAGCCTTAGTTTGCAATCCTTCCAATTCAAGAGATAGGTCTTGTGCTTGCTTTACAAGATTTGCAAGATGTTCCTGTTGTTCAGTCATAAAATTTAATAAACTCGACTTATTTATATAATACCACAAGTAGTCAAATATTGAAAGTTGTATCTATAAATACTTACAAACTTTACTCACAGAACGATGAAAAGACTAGTACTTATCTTTTCGTTATTCTTTACTACTCCTGTTTTTGCTGGTGAAATCACATCAAAGATTACTGATTCCGTACAATTAAACGTTCAGGGTGCAGCGGTACAATCAGAAAGAGTTGGTGCCTCGTATGCGGTCTCAGGCACAAATATTAATGTAACAACTCTTGGAGGAGTTGGTGGAGCAGGTTCTTATGATATTAATACAAACGGACAAGCATTTAGTTTCTCTGAAACATCAGTTACTGCAGATGTTGATGTCACCTCTCAGTCGGCATCTTCTGGAACAATTGCTTCTCCCAACCTTTATAGCAACTCTACTACCCAGTTAGGTGGAGATAAAGGTTCTCTTGCGGGTACTTTAAGTGGAACTGGTGTTCCTACCGTAACTGCTGGTGGTCCTGGTTCAACTGGTACAGCACAAAGAACAGTTGAGTTAAGCGTATTCAAGTGAGACACATAACTCTCGGACTGGTTGCAGTTCTGGGAGTTATAAGTCCTTCATATGCTGGACCAGTAACTCCCAACTTCACCAGTGGGACCATTACCTCAGAAACAAAAACACGCACTGAAGTTATTGAAACTATCAGGCAAGTAGAATATTCTACTGGAACATCTTACACAGTCACTGGCACCAACATCAATATACCAGGAACTCCTGCTCCTGGTATGAATTACACCATTCAAACTCAAGGTGCTCCATTCCAATTTAGTGAAACTTATCTGACTCCTGGAGTGGCAAAAGAAACATGGATAGACAGAAAAACTACCGAAGATTCTATAACAAACACTATATCAGTCTTTACACAGTAATATTTTTACTGTTAACATTAACTGGTTCAAGTAAAGGGCAACAAGCACCAAGCAATACTAATATTGCAGGACCTTCAGCATCTGCGACTGGTAATGTAACTAACCAGGCAGTTCAGGTGCTTCAGGGTCCTTTTGCTTTAAATACTTATGGTGGAGGTGTTTCTTGTCAAGGTCCAACAATGAGTGTTGCACCATTTATATTGGGAAATACAAACTATAATGAGGACCCACAAACATTCCAATCTTATAGTGGAAATGCTGGCATCTCTTTTGGATTTAATTTTCCTCTAGATGGTTCATTACAAGAACTTTGTAAAGCAAGAGCTCGTACAGAAATTACCAGACAGCAAGCAGAAGCAGATAAGGCACGACTTGACTTTGAACTTGTGAGACTTTTGAAGTGCGGTGAAGCGTTAAAGAATGGAATATCATTTCACCCAGAAAGTCCTTATGCAAAAATTTGTGCAGATATAGTTGTGAGATACCCACGAGTACAGGATGTAGCAAATGGAAATCAAACCAATTCAAATAAGAAGTGAACCTCCACCAATTATTCCTACAATAGAACCTCCCGTAACTCGCAAAACGGAACGTTCTGTGATACCACAAGTTGATATGCCAATTATCAACATGCCAGATACAACAATCAAATATCCAGTGATTGATGTTCCAACTCAAGAAGAGTTTGATGCTGCTGTAAGAGCAGAACAAAAAAAGAAAGAAGAGGAAAAAGAAGAAAAATCCAGAGGACTCCCTGATACTGCACCAATTATACCACAGGTTCAAGTTCCTGTTCAAAATTCACAAGATAATCGAAATATTTCCGATGATGTCCCTAAAAATAGTAACTTAGGAGTGCCCGTCATTGAAGTACCAATCATCGGGGAAGTTCCAGTTCCTCCAAAAGAACAGGTTATACTTGCTGGCACCACTGCTACTGCTTCTGTTGCTGCGGCTATTATTGGCAAATCTATGGTGGAATGGATGGTAGGTAAAATGAAACCTATCGTTCAACAAATATTCATAAGAGGCAAGAAACTTTTAAACAAGGATCTTACTCCCTATGAATTACAACTTTATTTTGCGGCAGAATTAGATAAAAAGAATCTCAAATTACTTAAAAAAGAATGGAAGAAAGAAAAGGTAAACCAATATAAAAAAGCACACGATAAGTAATTACTTCTTACGCTTAGACTCCAGTTCATCAAAGTCTTTCTTCTTTGTTCCACCATCATAAGTCCAAGCATATCCTTCAGAAATCATACGATCATTAAGACATACATCATCAACATATAACCTTCCAAGAATTCTCCCATACTTTTCAGTTGAATCTGGAAGTTCTGTTTTAATAAGAATATTTTTTTTACCATCAAGATTTTTTTTCAACCATTCTTTGACTTCTAATCCGAGTGCTTTTTCTTTGAGATCGGTTGTACGACTTTCTGGAGTATCAACACCACTAAGGCGTACTCGCTTAGTAAGAGAAATATCGAACCCAAGATCAATGTCCGCATCGATTGTGTCACCATCAACTACTCTTAATACTTGTTTTACTCTATAGATATATGGGTCTTTATCCATTAGAATGGCAATTTAAACTTCTCAGTATTTAGTTTAGGAATAGGAAGTTTCTCAAATGCCTTTGATACTTGCTTCTCCACAACAGCACCAACAAATTCTTCTGGATTGTCTAAAATCTTTTGTGCTTTTTGGTATGTGATGTAAGCTCCAACACCAATAGCAGCACTGACTGCCAAACTTGTAACTGATAATACTAATGCTAATTTACTCATTTCTTTTTACCACTAGAATTTTTCCTTGCATTTGATGCTTTCTTTTGAGCAGAACTTCTACATTGTCCAGTAGCTTTTCTTTTGTCCCCATTACCAAATGTTGGATTACATTTTTTGCTCATCTTTCATTTCCAAATATGCTAGTCTTAATATGTAGTAAATCACATAGGCAGTAAATATCAAACCAGAACCAAGAACTATAATAACTCCCCAAGGCAAATTACTCATCCCATCTCCCCTCTTGTTTGTGTATCCATACCTTTAAATCTTTCACATATTTTCGCAATATTTGTGCTTGCTCTTCATGCCAAAAATCACCCGTCTCAAAGTAAAGACGGGTGTGATTATCTATGGCTTTAAGAATTTGATGAATTGGAGCATTCCAACATTCACGTTTGGGAGTATTCCACTCTCTTGGCATAACACCTCATTATTTTTTCTTACCACCGTTTTTTGCTTTCTTTGCTGTAGCATTACCCTGGTTCTGCTTAGAGTTTTTACCTCCAGCAGAACCTTTCTTACCTTTGTTTGCTGACTTAGACATTATACTCCTGTGCGAGGTTGAACAAATCCTTCACCATCTTCTACTTTGGTTTCTAGTGCTTCAACTCTTGCTTCAAGAGTTTCTGGTAATACTTCAGGAGCAGGTGGTTCTGGTGGTGCTACTACAAACTCTTCTCTTTTAGGTTCTTCTTTTTTTTCGTCATCATCGTCTCCACCTTTCTTCATCGTGTTAATACCAAATGTTGCAGCAGAGGCAGTGAAGACAGTCGCAATAAATGTAGGGTCCATTTTAGCAAACATACCAGCATAACTTGCAGTAAGTAGTGCAGCACTCCAACTCAAAATCACAATACGAATAAGTTGTCCCATAGCATTTTCCTTTTTCTTGTCCATTTTTAGTTAGTGTGATAGGTTAACTTTTTTTCCAAGCCTCACCTTCTGCCTTTCTTCTACGAGCAAGTCCTGCTTCTACATTAGAACCAGGATTTCTGTAGAGGTATAAAGCATCTGGAACTTTGTCCCATTCTTTATTCTTCAGTGTGCGTGTGATAGTATTAAAGTTATCACCACCATAAAAACCAGCACCAAGATTATAAGCAAAAGAAAGTAGGGCACCTCTTTTACCATCAGACATTTCATTCCAGTGAGGAATCTTACGAAGTGAAGGAAGAAACTGATTCTTACACTGACTAATCAGTAGTTCATCTGCTTCTTGTTGAGTAATTTGATCTCCAAGTTGGAATGGTCCACCATCCTTCTTACGAGTTGAACCCCAACCAATCGTGATTGGAAGTCCACCAGATAGAGGATCTGGATATGCTTTTAAGTGACATCCTTCAAATTCCTTGATTAATCTAAGTCCCATCATAGGCATATCGTCACCACCAACTACAGGAGCGGCAGCAGTTGGTTCTGATGCTGGTGCCGCATTACCCTTTTTTCCTCTATAAATCTCAGCCCAATCAATGTTATCTTCTAGATACTTGACTGGTAGGTTATCTTCTAACCACTGGACTGCCTTCACATGGTTTTGATTTTTTTCATCATAAAATTTAAAAAAGTTATGTAGGTCTATTCTTGCCATTGTAGTCTCCAAAGTATTTGTCGAAAAGTTTGGAAGCCTCTAAATGCTTTCCGTGATTTGTTAGATCTTTGATTTTTTGTAAAATCTTTCTCTTGAAATTAATCGAAGATTCTGCCCCATCCATCATTTCCTCCTGGACACCAACGATGCTTGAGCACTGCTTTGGTATAAATGGTTTTCTTACCATTTGTCACAGGACCAGTATAGTTATCATTGAGAGAACCATATGGATCATTAATATAATATCCTTTGCCATCTGGAGTCTTACCAATTACAACACACATGTGCCCACCAGTAGGTGAAGATAAAGAACCCCTATGAAGGATACCAATAACAACAGGTTTCCCAGCATCAAGACTCTTATCAATGTCAGCAAAAGAAAGATTGTAACTAAAGTGTGACTTAATTCCATAACCTGCCAGAACTTTTGTCTGTACCGCATGGTCAGTCGTGTCACCAATCGCAAATACTTTTTTGACATATTCGTCATCACCTTTGATTGAACCTGGCTTGAGAAAAGCAAGGCACATAGCACAGGATGAACTATTACAAGTTCTGTGTGCGTCTCTATAGTTATCTACTTGATTAAAGTATGGAACATTGAGAACTGCTGGTGTGGGTGGTTTAGTTCTAAAGATTCCAATCCAGTCTGTTTCTGAGTCATCCATGAATTCAGCAGGAAGGTTATCTTCTAACCATTGAACTGCTGCCACATGATTCGCATTACCATCATCATAATACTTAAAAAAGTTATGAAGATCTAAGGTCATTTTGCCTCATCTTGACACTATCTTATTTAGATGATGATGTTTTTATTAAAATCAAAAATAAAATAATTGCATAATAAGCAGCAAAAAAATATATCATCTATAATACTCCTGAATTTTATCCAGAACTTGATTGAGATATTTGTTTGCTAATCTTTTTGGGTCTGATGTATAACCAATCTGCTCGTTATACAATTGACCCTTTAACTTCTCTACGTAACACCTAATTTCTTCTTTTGAAAATTCGTTTCTAGGCATAAAATAAAAAAAATCCCCACCCATATTTAGAGTGAGGATAAGTATGAATACTTAATTATGTTAGGAACTCACCATACTCCAGGGATCACTTGCCCAGTCAGTGCATAGGCACCCATAGCAGCCATAATTCCAATCATAGCAAACCAACCATTAATACGTTCTGCTCGTTCGTTCATTGTTTTTCTCCTTAGTAAGTTTCAGAAAGTTGATTGACAGAATGTGCAAGAAGCACAAAGAAAGCAATACTGGTAACAGTAAAGATTACTTGACTCATCAGATTACACCAAAGAAGAGGTGTCCTGTGGTTGCATAAGATACAAGTGCAGCAACAAATCCAAGCATCGCAGCACGTCCATTGATTTTTTCGGCACGTTCAGCATGGGTTTGAAGTGCATAACGTTCTGCATCACTTTGAGACACATACATTTTAGGTTCTTTAGCAAACATATTTTGTTGCCCGAACTCATTAGTCGTTACAGTCATTTACGTTTTGTTACGAAACATTACAAAAGTATATAGCAAAAAGAAAGGGGTGTCAAGCACCCAATTGTATCAATTATCACTTTTTCTTTCTATCCTATAAGCCCTTCCGTGTTCGTCGAATCCATCAATCTCAATATATTCTGTATCTTTGTTGATATCATCATTTGGAACTAAACAAAGATAAGGACCATGAATTCTATCATTATTACTATAATTTCTAAATCCAGAAAGATGATAGTGTGCAGAAACAATTTGCTTACCTGGATTTTTTAATTTATATCCTTGTTCTGCCATTAATTTAGCAATCTTATTATCACATCCTGGTATTCCTAAAGTGAATTGAAATTCTTTGGATGTTACAATTGGAGATTTGAAAATCCAAACATCTTGAGATGATGCATTATCAAATGGTGCAATACACCATTCACCATTTTCACAAAATACTTCCCACCTAGTCAAGGCAAGAAAAACTTTATCCAAATCAGTATCCTTTACAACTGAAATAGTATCATCCAAGATAATATCTGCATTTGCAATTATACAAATTTCATCTTTTAAATTTTTATTACAAAATTCAAAAAGATCTTTATAAGTAGGTCTTTCTTTTCTTTGGATTACTTTTATTTTATCCGATTTAAAATTTAATTTGGAATCATCAGAAATGAAAACATATATCTTTTCAATGTTTTCATTTTCCAAATTCTCGTGAATACAAGTAAGATATTCACTATGTCTCTGATAATCAGGAGATCTAAAATATTCTATTAATAAATTCATTGAGTTTTAATCCAATCCATTAAATTTACTTGAGGTCTCCATCCAAAAATGGTTCTCAATTTTCCATTATTCGCAAGAGTAATTCGTGACTCACCAATTCTTGCTGGAATATTTATTTGATTTTCTGAAATAGCATTCGCAATTTCATTAACTGAATAATTTTTCCCACATCCAACATTATAAAGTTCACCATAAAACTCATCACCAACATCTTTTGTTACTGCAAGAATATTTGCTTGAACTACATCAGAAACATGAGTAAAGTCCCTGCGTTGTTCCCCATCACCAACAATAGTCAATGGTTCACCATCATTTCTTTGACGTAAGAAAATTCCAATTACTGGAGCATATTGCCCTCTAATCGGAGAACGTTCTCCATAAACATTAAAGTATCTGAAAATAACTGTTTTTAATCCAAAAAGATTCGTATACATTTTACAAAGTTTTTCTCCAGCAACTTTAGATACTGAATAAGGATTCAAGCAGTCATCAGGTTGATTTTCGTGGTTGGGTGGTTCATTAAATCCATATCCAGAAGATGTTGAAGAATAAATTACTTTCTTTACTTCTGCTTCTCTAGCACACTGAAGAACTGTAACAGTACCAACACAATTAACACTTACTGCTTCGATTGGATTGAGTATTGCTGGTTGAATTCTTGATTCTGCTGCAATATGGAAAACATAATCAACTCCATCATAAAGAGAACGTGTATTTTCATAATCACGAATATCATACTTATAATTTTGTGCTTTTGGATTCCAATAAAATTCTTCATTAGATTCTGCACTCTCGTTATCAATTACAACTACATCATGTCCCAATTTAATAAGTGCATCAACTAAATTTGAACCAATAAATCCTGCCCCACCTGTTACTAATGATTTCATTTCAAATAAACCTCTTTAAATTTTTGAACTACTTTTTCTGGAGAATAATCTTGATAACAATTCCATTCCAACTGATTTATTTCATTTTTATCTAAATTTCTAAGAATATAAAGAATATCTGATTTATTTTCGTAATAAATTCCCCTTTCTCCTAAAGTATCTATGTGATTTTTTTCTGGTGAATTGTAATAAGTAATAATAGGTTTATTTCTGATTGAAAATTCCGCACAAGATAATCCAAAAGACTCACCAACTTTTCTTGCATGGAGCATAACATCACATGTATTAATAAACTTGACCTTTGTTTCCAAATTCGCAGTTCCAGGAAGATATATCACTCTTTCGTGATTGATAAAGGGTTCGGTAAATTGAAAAACAAACCAAATGTCAGTTCTTTCTTCCAAAACTTCAACAATTGCTTGCTTCACAAATTCCAAATCAAAAGTTTCCCATCCACCATTTCTACCAAAAACTAAATCATTTTGAGGAATTCCCAGTTCATTCCTCATATTTTCATCAGTATTGGGAAGATAAACCATGTAAGGAACATATGGAATTTTATAATCAGTTATTTTTGATAACCATTTGGATCCCATAGCATAAACATCTCCATGCACCCATTCTGATTTCCAATTTCCAGAAATAGCATTAATTAAATTTTTACATACAGATGAAAGTACCCCATCTGGTTCGCCTCCCTTTTCCATCAAAAAGGCATCACAATTATTTTTTTCCAAAATAGTATCAATTTGGCTTAAATTTGAATACCCAAATACCGAAAATTCAGATTCAAATTTTTCAATAACACCAGAATCATTTGCAGAATGATTCACATCAAACATAATAATTGGTTCAATTCCAAGATAATGCCTAGTCCAATATGCCCAATCATAAATTGCTACAGTAGTTCCCCTCAAAGAAAGAGAATTATCATGAAATGCTATTTTCATTTTTTTATAATATTAACGTTTATTTTTTCTTGAATTTTTTTATTAAAATTTAAATTATTCATTTCTAAATGATGCTTTAAAATCCTTTCTCCAATAAATCCAGTCCATCCAGATTGTTTATACTTTTCTAAATTACTAAAAATCTTAGAGTATATGTTCATATTAAATGATGATGAAATTGCGAATTGATCATTTGGAAATTTATCATTAAGCATATAGCAATTGATTAAATTCAAATCTAAATCAATAAATTTAATATCAAATTTATTAAATAAAATATCAAATCTACATCTAACTACTGCGTCATAAACAAAATTATTCTTTTGTTCATATTTTATTTTTAATTCATTCGACTCCTGGATTGAATAAAACATACTATGAACATTCATTGGAGTAAGTAATTCATAATTCACATCAGAATATGTTTCAAATTCTATCTGTGGTTCATACAAAAATTCAATAGGAGAATAATATTTTTTTATTAATTCTATAGTATTTTCTTTCCAAAAGTATGTTCTATTATGATCAGAACCTATCATTTTTTGATTAGTAATTGTAGAATCCCACCAAGTATGAATAAATGTATCAACAGAATATTTTGATAATATATTTTCATAAATTTGTTTGTATCCTTCATCCAAATATCTAGGTTGACCAGATAAACAAAGTGCTATTTTCATTGTAAAAAAAAAACTTCTTTTTAAATTTTATTCAGATAATCACTACAAACACCAAAACATTCATATGTTCTTAATTTACTAAATGAATTTATATCTAAATTTATTTCTGGCATAACAATAACAGAATTTGATGTATAAGATTTTCCAGGATAAGTCCAAATATAGTTTTTGCTTGTCAACGTAAAGTCATCTTCCTGATGCCAAAAATAATTAAAATCTATTGGACTATTGGAAATTTTGTCTAAAGATTCTAGTTCTTTACAATGAATCCAAAGATTGTCTTTCCATTTAACTAACCAAGTCATAGGTACATGATATTGTGGTTCATCATGTCCCAAATAAAAACGTTGATCTTTATGTCTCAAATCAATCTCTACGTCAAAACCTTCAGATATAGATTCTTCAATATAATCAATACTATTTTCTCTAGTGGGATTTGGTCCATTCAAATTTCCTCTATGTGCGATCAATTTCATTCTTTGTAGTTCTCCAAAAAATAGTTTAGATCTTCGGGTGTTCCAATTCCCCACATTCCATCTTTCTCAATTTCTTTAATTCTGATTTTCTTTCCATCAGAAATTGCTTCATTGAATACAGGACAAACATAGAACTCATTATTGACTCTAATGTTCTTTTCAATCATTTGTTCAGCATACTTAACATAGTCAGAACCTTTCTTCCAGTAATAAATGCCAACAGTTGCGTGTTCGGAGATAGGTTTTTTCTCAGCAACTTCAGAAACATATCCATTTTTACCCAACTTAGCATAAGACCACTTGGGATGAGTCGCAGGGAATGTTAGGATACCACCATCACAATCTCCATTCTGGAAGGCATAAAGAGTTTCATTTGAATCCCAAACAACAAATTGGTCAGAGTTTGCCATTACCAGTGGTTCATCATTATTGATGAATTCTTTAGCAAGAAGAGTGGTACATGCTGCACCTTCAGTAATACCATCTACTTGAACAATATTACAATTAGGAGCAATTAGAGGGAGCAGATAGTTCAGGTTATACTTTTCATAGTGTTCTTTTTGAACAATGAATGTATAGTTTGCTTTAATATTCAGATTCTCAACAACCACTTGTATCATTGGTTTACCTTTAACTTCAATTAAAGGTTTAGGGAAGGTGTAACCCTGACTAGCAAATCTGCTACCAGCACCTGCCATAGGAATAAGAACGTTCATAGTTTTACTCTCCCATGCCACTTTTTGTTTTGTACCATTTAGAATTTTTTTAATACGATCAATTTTTGCCTGATTGAGATCCTTACGATCTTCTACAGGAACAAGATGTGCTTTACTATCAAGAGCACCTTGACGACCAATATGACTATCTTCAACAATTACAGTGTCTGCAGGAAGTGCCCCAAGAGCAGTCATACACTTCCAATACATTGCTGGGAATGGTTTGTTGCGAACAACGTCTTCATTAGAGACGTACATATCCACAAATTCCAAAAGACCAAGACGCAAGAGAATAATCTTTACAGTATTCCGAATACTGTTAGATGCAACAGCAATCTTATATCCTGCATCTACAAGTTGTTGGAAATATCCCATCAACTCATAATCTTTTGCAACGCAGTGATTAAAGATCTTAAGTGTTGCTTCTTGCTTATCTTTCCAAATCTGATCATAAAGGTCTACAGGAAGACCTTTATTTCTAGTCAAAAGTTCTAACTTTGCTTTAGTAGGAAGACCGTCATAAATGCTGACGTGTTCTTCCCTACTGATAGAATAATCATCTCCAAGTGCTTGATTTAATGCTTCATAGTGATAATCTTTACTGTCGATTAGGACACCATCCAAATCAAAGATAACTAAATTGTTCATTTAAAAAATAAAAATAAATAAAAAAAAAAATTAAATCAAATAATTTTTTTCTTTCAAATTATATATGTCCTTTTCAAAATAAGGATAATATACATAATTTGGTATTTTACTTACACTTAAAGTGTTTAAGTAGTCAATATTCCAAATTTCACTTCCCCATTTTTGAATTAAAATTTGATGTGATATATTGTGATATTTTATACTATTAAAATGCCTTGGATCACTTCTCATGCCCCCAATTAAATGGTCGTCATGATTTATAAATTTATCTCCAATAGTATTATGTAATCTTTTGTGTTTTCTATCATTAATAGAAGAATATTCTTTATTGTAAATATAAGATCTAATAAAATAATCATACTCTTGATATCCTATATTACAAAATCGTTCATCCCAAAGACCTACCTTTTTAATATGTTCTGGTTTATATGAATGAAATTGATCTCCACCACCCATACTAATGAATTCATATTGTTTGTGATATTCTATCAAATCATTACACCAATCAGATGAAAATAAATTATCATCTTGACATAGAACTAAAACATCACAATCTGGATTATTTAAATCTTTAAACCCATTAATAATACATTGATTCCAACTTCTAGAAAGATGACCAGTAGACCAATATGGTCTTAAAGTATTTTCAAATAAATTTATATTATTTTCATAGCAAAAGTTTTTTACTCTATTATCTTGACAATAATTATCAACAACATTTATTGAATAATTGCAATTAACCAAATCAGAATTTAAAATCGATATTATATTGTTTTTTAAATATTCAAAATTATTATAGGTTACTATAAAAACTTTTATCTTCATACTCTTTTAGCAACTTTATTATATGTCGGATCAGTATCATCTAAGGTTATATCGTAACCCATCTTTTTTAAAAACAAATCCATCTCTTCTTTATCTTGGGAGTGTACATACTCATATCTAATATTTTTTGGTGGATTTTTTTCATAATTAATTTGCTTTAAGATATTAAATTCATACCCTTCACAATCTAAAAGCAAAATATCTATAGAATTAATTTTATTTTCACATATAAAATCATTCCAAGATTTTGATTCAACTACCAAATTCCCATCACCAATTTTAGACATGACTCCCTGATCTATCATTTTTATTTTTGAAGTTTTTTCAGTAATTGCATAATTTAAATATACTACACGTTCTCCAAATTTTCCATACACTTCGTGCAACTGGTCAAACCATGACTTTATTGGTTCTATTAGATAGATTTTAAAATTATCAATATTATCAAGAAATGGCATCAATCCATATTGTTCTCCATTAACACCATCATGAGCACCAACAACCACTATTGATATTTCATTTTTATTTGGCAAATCAAATACTTGAGAAGGACAATCATTCGGACAGAATTGATACTCCGTTATTACATTTGTTGGATCGTTAGAGTATGATCTTTCAGTCATAAAAAAAAAACTACTACAGGTATTATATCACAATAACAATAGTTAATCAAATGCAGATTTTCTATAATTTGATATAAACGAAAGTTCTTTAGATCCAATATCTATTTCATTAGGATACTCAAATTCATATGGTGATTCGGTTGGAATCACATTCAATCCAATTGAATTTAAATAAACTCCAAGTAAAGATTCTGGATGAGGGGTTCCATTACTATTTTTTGGCAAAGAAAAAATATAATCATTTATACATTCAAATAAATTACAATATTTTGTCATAGATGTTGAAGTACCTATAGAAAACATGTCAGTTTTTGCCATAGGATGAACTTCAGAAAAATTCCACCTATATGGAATTGCAACAGTGTTATCATCTATTTCATTTAGTTTTATTGAAACTTCATTTAAAGTTTTAATAAAAAAGAAATCAAATCTCATTCTAAAAATATAATTATATTTTAAATCATTTTTAATTTCATAATCCCTTCTTAGTTTATCGGCATGAAAAATATTATACCACATTTGTATTAATGGGTCTTTAAAATTATATTCCTTAGATATATTTTTATAAAAATTATCATCATTTAAAATAATTTTTTTAGGATCATACAATTCTTTAATTTTGTTTAAATTATAATCATATCCATGTTTATTGGGAGATGAAAATACAAATACATCAGTATCAAATTTATCAAATAAATTTTTTTTAAAATAAGGATAAGTATCTTCAAAATTTCTAGTTTTTCCCGAAAAACAAACTGCTATTTTCATAATTTATTTTTTATAATAAATTTCATCACAACATACCATATCAGCAAAGACATATCCTTTACTTTCTAAAAATGTTTTTATATCAGATTTAGAAGAATTCTCAGTGGAAATTACTCTAATATCTACTATATCAAAATCAATACTTTTAAGAATTTGCAATTCTGATCCTTCAGTATCTATTGAAAGATAATCAACTTTTTTTACTTTATTTTCAGATAAAACTTGTCGTAATGGTTTTGAAATTATTTTTAAAGTTTCTTTATTGCCACCATGTTTTTCAATCTCTGATTCTATCCTTTTTTTATGATCTGGATGGTAACATTTTTCTATTCCAGAAAGCATTTCTGCATATCCACTCACAGCACAAAAATCAACTTCACCTTCTTCATCGGAAATACAAATATTTAAATTAATGGAATTAGTTCTATTTTTTATTAATTCAGAAAATGCTCCAGGGTGTGGTTCTATGCAAATTCCTTTCCATTTAAGAACAAGATCAAAATATGCAGTGTTGGATACTATAAGTCCATCATTGGCCCCAACATCAACATAAAAAAAGTCATCATCAGAAAAGTCTATATTATCTTTAATCCATTCCCAAGGTTGTGGGTATGGCAAATCTTTTTGTCTTTGATAATTCATAATTTTACTAACTTATTTTATTTCAAAATATAATAAAAATATTCCTTTATTATATCAGTATTTTTTCTTTCTGTAAACAAAGGTTGTTTTAAAATATCTTGATATAATTTATCATCATTGTCTAGTTCTTTAATTTTTTCATTTAATTGTTCCAAACTCATATTACTAGCATTGATAAAGCAATTTTCATTAAAATCATTAAATATTGTTTCCCCGCCATAATAGATTGGAATATTTCCAGCAACTTTTCCATGCAAAAGTTTTTCTGTATGATACCCTGGATAAACTGTATTTTCATAACAAAGTGAAAACTTATAATTAGACACTAAATCCAATTTATATTTTTCTCCATCTGGTAAAAAATAATTTTTATTTATTTTTCCAAAAACATCTACTGGTTTATAGTCAGATATGCTTTGAATTGCTTTTAGTCTACTTTCCACTGGTGATCCAAAAACAATGGAACAAAATTTATTTTTTTCTTTTTGGGTGAATTCATTTTCACCATAAAGATAAGATTCAGGGATTAACCAGTCTGGATTATCATAAGTCTTTACATCAAACCAATCAATATAAAGATACCAAAGAGGAAGACGAAAATTTTTTCCCCCATAACTATCATAATCAAATGTTAATGAATAATCACATTTTTTAAAATTTGGTCTTTGATTTTCTCCAGTATAAAAAACTTTTTTGCAGTCTTTATACATTCCATTTTCAATGCCAAAAGAACTAAAAAATATTACATCAGCATCTTCTGGATGCACAACTTGAACTTTTTCAAATAATTCACTAATAATATGAATAAAAAAGTTATTATTTGGATTAAATGCTTTTGGATATTGCCAAAAATCTAAAAAAGATATATTCATTTTATTTTTGTATTGTTGTCTCAAAGTCAGGATTTTGTATTGCTAATGGAGGTTCAAACCAATAATTATTCAACTGATATTTTTCAATCAAATAATTATAATAAAAATCTGCTCCATCATTACAATATTTCAATTCATCTAAAATTTTTTTTGCACATTTATTGTTTATAATATAAGCATGAGTGCATCTAGAACCATTTGTTTTAGATATTCTCATTTTATCAGGTGGTTGTAAATGTAAATTACAACAAGTACCGACCCATCCCAAATCCCAATTTTCTGGAAGTTGTTTAAATGTCTCTAAAAATTCTTTTTGAAAATTATCGCACAGAATTACATCATCTTCCAAAATTAAAGCATAATCGTATTTTTCTGCTACTTCACTAATTATTTTAATATGCTTTAAAGATAAAGAAATTTCAGAATATTTTAACTTTCTTCCTTTTGGATTTAATTCAAAAATTTTTGGAAATTCTTTTTTGATTTCATCTATATCCCAATCATCAACATCATAATCTGTTACAAATTCATATTCATTTATTTTTTCTTCTTTTAAAACTTCTAAAAGAATTTGTTTTCTTTGGTTTAATTTTTTCCAATGACAAATAAAAGTTTTCATAATTAAATCCAACTCTCAACTTTTATATTTCTACGTTTCATTTCATCAATGAATGCTTGTGTATCATAATTCGTTTTTAATAAATGATTGTGCCATTCAATATAAATTTTATCAATTAGATCTATACTATTATCATCTATAAGTTTACCAAGAACATCATATTCAGCACCTTCAATATCCATTTTGCATATAACATAATCATTTTCATTGACAGTTTTTTTTAAATATTTTGAGAAATCAATACATTTAACTTCTAAATTTTTATCTATCCAAGAGTCATTAATCCATCCTGGTTTACTCCATTCATCTCCCATAATATTTGTTGCACCACCAGACTTTAAATTATATCCCAATAGATCTCCAGTCTGTTGACAAATGTATTCACCATCAAATGATTCTAATGTTAAAACTTTATTGCAATCTTCAGTCCATAAAGCAACTTCATTAAAAATAATTGAGTACTCTGCATATCTAGCATCAGAAAGTCTTTGTTTTGAAAATTCAATTGCATAAGGATTTGGTTCAAAACAATGAATTTCAAAAGTATTATCTAAGACTTTATCATCAATAAATTTTATTAATCCTTGTCCTAAATTAGTTCCACAATCCAAAAAAACTTTTTTCATCAATCAAACCACTCCTTTCTCCATTGTTGTCCACCAGCAAAATGACGAATGATTACATCTTCTCTTGGTGTTTTATTTATTAGGAACTCACAAGAGGATTCCCCCTCAAGTTCAGTAACATTCCAAGAAGTCGGAAGAACTTCAACATGTTCATAAAGTTCTTCTAAAGAATAAATTGTCCATTCATCCTCTGAGGAATGCCATCCATAATCGGGCAAATTCCAAAATGATTCATCAGAATGTCTTTTGATTCCTGCAAGAGAATACCAAGATGCTTGTTCACGAAATTCATGCCAAAAACTATTGACATATCCAAATCTTTCATGTTTGGATACAGAGTCATTGAGTATTTTGTATCTATCTTCTGAAAGAATATTTGAAACTAATTGTCGAGACCATTCATTAATTTTAATTGAATAAGAACCCATACAATGAGTGTTTCCAGAATCAATAGAATATGAAAAAGATTTTGTTGTCTCATATGAAATATCTGTTTTTACAATACACATATCAGCATCGATATGAGTTACCATATCTCCATCTTTAATATATCCCTCTTCAAGCATTTGCTCAAGAATAGTAAATTTTAACCAAGTATAACTTCCACGATACTTATAAAGATTTTCTTTTAATTCAAGGTATTCAAATCCATGCATGTCTGCATATTCTTGATTTCTTGGAGACATATATTCATTAAAAAAATTTTGCTTCTCATTATTATAATCAGCAAAAACTAGTAATATTTTTTTCATTCGTCACTTCCAGTTAAAACATATTCTACAATATTTTTTGTAGTAAAGCAATCTGCCACCTTTTTGTACCCATTTTCTGCTATACGATTTCTTTCATAATCATTATTTAAATAAAATTTTATTTTTTCAAGTGCTTCATCTTTGGACGAATAAAATACAATTTCTTCATCTTCAATAAAGATATCTTCTAATTGTTTATTTGGATTAAGTCTATCAGTAATTACCAATTTTTTACAAGACATTCCTTCAAAAATACGTCGAGTAACTTCACCATATCTTGCTTTTTGAAAAACTATTTTTCCATTTCTATAAAGATCTCCATTTTCAAT